TATTCTTCATGTAAACGCTTTTTTGAACAATAGGATTGTGATTTTGCTTTCTAATCGTTCAAAATGTGTGTTTTTGTAAAATAAAAAAACCGCAAGCCTGAGCCTGCGGTTGGTGTAATCTATTTTGAAGCCTTTCTATTTAGTCGTAATCAAGCCGTCTGGCTCTACTGTGAACTCTGGCTTGTCTGCCATTGTTCCGTCTGGTTTGAGGTAGTACCAGCCTGTTCCGTCCGCAGACTGGATAAAGGCGTTTGATACCATAGCACCTTCTTTACCGTCAAGGTAATACCAAGTATCTTTGTACTTGACCCATCCTGTCTTCATAGCGCCCTCTACGTCGAAATAATACCACTTCTCAGCGATTTTCTTCCAGCCTGTCGCCATTTCGCCTGACTGGTCAAACCAGTACCAATTACCATCTGTGTGCTTCTTCCAGCGGTTCGCAAGCATATAGCCTGAGCCGTCGAAGTAATACCAGGTGCCGTTGACCTTCTCAAACTTGTCTTTTGGATAAGAGCCGTCTGAGTGTACATACCAATAGCCTATATCGTTCTTCTGCCAGCCTACTTCAATTGTCAAGCCATTTTCAATATCCTGCTTGAACTGTTCACGGCTAACGCCCCATTTGGCAAGATATGGATAAGGGTCAACGTGGTCTGAGTTGTTGTTAGGCTGGTTATTAGTACAGTATTCATGCGTTTTGATACCTGCCAAGTCGTCTGTATCAAGTGTTTTCGGCAAACCTGCTTCATCAGCTAGATTGCGTAAGAGTTCGATATAGAGACGGTAGTCTGTCATGAACTCTTCTGTAGTTGAATGGCTTTCAATCAATTCAACTGCCGCATAGCTTTCCGCATAGCTTTCCGCATTCCAACCGCCACCAACGTCCCACGCTCCGTTGTTTACAGGGCCTACTTGCATGACACGACCGTTACCAACGACATGAGAGAAGAACCCAAGCTCAGGGTTCTTTCTGTAGTGATAATCAGCTTCATTTTGCACGGTAGAATTACGGTTCCCCGTAGAGTGAGCGTGCACTTGTCGATATGGCGCATAGCCTACTTGTGGCAAGCCTGTACGTAGTCTGCTTGTATCGATATCCATACCTACTCCCTCCAAGCATCGTTCATCTGCTTCACTGCGGACTCCACAAAGGTATCCAAGTCCTTATCGGTCATGCTGATCTTATATTTGGTCAGCTCAGCTCTAACTTTATCACGAGCTTGCTCTAGCTTTTCATCACCTTTATAACCTGTCTCAGCAGCCACCTGCTCCACGGCATTCACTGCATTCTTGGCTAGGATTTCAGCGATAATCACCGCTTTCTCTCCGCCTTTTCGCAAAAGATAGTCTTTCACCATTTTCACGATACTGCCTACTGCTACTGCTAAAAAGCCTGTCGCAAAAGCGATAATAAATTCATTAAATTGTGTCATGTGTTGTTTCCTTTCTATTCTCTATAAAACTTAACATTAACGGTACCTATATACTCCCTTAAGTTTGTACCAGTTAGATATATGACTCCTCGGTTATACATATCAGCCTGAATTCTTATTAATCTGCTATTATTGAGTTGTACATATCGTATAGCAGCAACCTTAATATCATTACCTTTAATATCAATATTGTACCCACCCCAGTACTGCCACATTCTTGTGTTTAACACTTCCAATAATAATGACGGTCCACTCGACCACACCAACCTATCGCCAATATAGCGCTTGACAATCTCTCTACTTCCTAACATGATTCTTACTCTATCTCTCATAGCTTCACCTACTTAAAAATATCGTAAATCGTGTGAGGGTCTTTGGTAGTAATAGCATCGTACTGCTCTTGCGTACCGGCCCAATAGTTGAGTGCCTGCGAACCGTTCTGATTGACAATGTTCTGACCTGGAACTCCACTTCGCCCTTGTTCACCATCGTTGACATTATCCAAATGGGTAAAAGCAGAGGCTCTCAATCCTCTGTAATTCACTTCAATGCGAACTTCAAACCAACCACCAGAACGCTGAGAAGCACTCCATGTGCCAAATTTTCCTGCTGAATCAGGGGTCTGATTTCTCAAAGAACGCCAGTTTGTATAGCCAAAACCACGATAGTAATAATCAAGAGTATAGCCGCTCGTGACTGCTTCGCCATCGTAGAATACATCCGCAAACAAATTCAATCGGCTAGTAGAGCCATTCTTATAAGAACCCTCAATACGAACGCTGGCATTCAAACTATGCCCATTATCCCCTTTTAAGCTATCCCGTTGAGTCGGTGTCAGCGTATCGAATGATGGACGATTTTCTAAGGCGGAAATCCTAGCCTTGATGGGGATATCATTGTACAACTCCCATTTTTGGGCATAAGTAGACAAGTCTTGGTGGGAGGTCAAGTAGCCTTTCTCTTCCAGCTCCGCTTTTGTAACGAGGGTTTCTGGATGGACTTTCGGTCTACTCTCAAGGGTGTCCAGTCTTTTCTTAACCTCCCTATCCTTTAGCTCTGAGTCTTCTTTGATAGCCTTGACATCCTCACCGATTGCTCTTGCTAGATTTTCAAGGTTACTCATAGCACTCACGCTTTCGCTGCGTTATAGGTTGCGACCAAGTCAAGGTTGGCAATCTGGTCTACACGTCCGCTGACTTCAGTTACTTTGCCAAGAAGTGCGCTATTTTCATCTTGTCCCATACTTGTGATTTTTTCCGCGATTTCTTTCAGTGTGTCCAAATTCTCAGGGGTACCTTCACCCAAGATTTCAGCCTTAACTTCAGATTTAGCTTGGGCGATTGCTTGGTTCATGTCAGACGTGCTGACTTTCGTTTTCAGCTCTTCGTTTACCTTTTTGTTATCTTCCCCCACTGCCTGCGCAAATGCTGTTAATTTTGTAGTATCCATTTTGTGTTACACCTTTCCTAAATTGTAATAAAAGAGCAGGTCTGGCAATTCCTGACCTACTGGGCTCTCGCCTACAGTTCTACCTGCAAGCTGTTTCTCAACTTCTTTTGCAATATCCAGCTCTTTTAAAGCATGGACTTCCTCTGTGACCAATTCTTTATCTGAGGCGACTATCTTGATATGGACAGATTTATCACTGGGGAAAACATAGCCTCCAGCCGTGATTTCCAAGCGATAACTCCCAATGGGCAAGATAGCGTCCAGATGAAAACTCACACCTTGACCGGTAACGGTTACCTGCTTCTTCCACTGGTAGCCCTCCTTGGTCAGACTGATCAGCGCCTGCTCCCCTTCCAGAGAGGAAATCACTTGGTAGTCTTCGTCTAAGAGGGCAAAACCAAAGGTGGAAGCCAAGTCCCCTTGCTTAATCAGGTGACCACCGTCAATCTGCCGCAAATTGGTCATATTGAGATTACAGACCATTCTGCACCTCTTTCTTTACTGTTTACTTTGTATCAAGGTTTTCAGTTCTCTCACATCTTCACCTAGCGATTTGACCTGTTCAGCCAGCACCAGAATAGCCTTATTTTGTTCGTCATGGTTATCCAATCTTTTGTTAGCCGACATTCGAAATTCGCGTAAGTTCTCAATGTCTTTTTCTATGGCTGTCATGCGATTTTCCTGCTTGGTTGCCCTGTCCTTCATGGAAAAGTACAAGACAACCACAGGAATCAGAGAAAAGAGAAACCGAATCAATAAGTGCTCAATCTCTGTCATAAACACCTCGCTAGTTTGCCAGATGGCTCAAACCACGTCGCTTCAATTCCTTGCGCACACGGTCTTTCCAGCGTTTATGTACCCATGAAAAGTCAACTGCTCCACGTTCCAGTAGGTTGATGTACATGTCGATTTTTGCTTGATCTAGTGTAATCTTACTCATTGCTGCTACCTCCATTGTCTTCACTAGGGCTCTCTTGGTTTGTCGTTTCAGAAATGTCATCTTCTTTCTCGCTTTCTTTCTTATCTTCTACCGCTGGGGTTGGTTGTGCTTCTTCAGCTTGGTTTTCTGTGTCCGTAACCTGAGGGGTGTCCTCGTCGGTCTCCTCCTGGTCAGACTCTCCTTGAGCTTCCAGCTCTTCCAATCGCGCTAAGATATCCTCAATATCCTGAGCATTCTGGAGATTGACCTTCTGCATGCCATCCATGAGCTGGTTGGCTCTCTCCAGCGCTTCCGTCGTTTTAGCCAATTGTTCTTGGTTTTTGACAATGGCACTAGTCGGGTCAAGTTCGGTGCGAACCAATTCCAAAACCGCTTGGATAAGGGCGTCCTCACTATCCTGTGTATGGTCACCTGGCAATTCGCACTGCTCATAAGAATAGCGCCCCTTGTTTTCCATCTTGATTGCGACAACTGTTACATTTTCCCCACCTTTCAAGTAGGGATTGATTGCTACTTCGTAATTCATTCCTTATTTCCTTTCATTTTAGCTTGCGTTTCGTCAAAAAGTTCTTTAAGCGCTGGGTCATATTCCAGCACCGCCTTAAAGGCCTGTAATTCAGCCAAAGCCAGCCTATGGTGTACATTTAAATGCGCATAGTTCAATTCGATATCAGCCAAACGGTCGACGAGTGACTCAGCGACTAGCTTGTCGATTGTGTGATTATCCATGTCTGTTCTCCATTTTTTCTATTTTTTGATTTAATTCTTGAATGGCCTTGATTAAGTAAGGAACTAAAGCGGTATAGTCTATATGTAGATAGCCATCTGGATTCTCAGGATCTCGTGAGACAATTCTTGGAACGATGGTTTCAGCCTCTTGAGCTATTAGACCAATCTCCTCATGTTTCTTACTTTCGATGAAATCAAATGCAACCATTCTTAATCTGTTGATTTTGTCCAAGGCTTTCACAGCTGTATCTGTGATGTTCTCTTTTAAGCGTCTGTCTGATTTTTGTTCCATCCAATACTTCACGCTACCACTACCGACCTGATTCCACCAAACAACCGCATTCCTTCCGCCTTTGGGATTCCAACCATCACCAAAGACGTCTTTACTTCCAAGTTCGATACCATTTAAAAACACAGGAGAACGAGAAAAAGTAGTATTCCCATAGAAGTTTGCTCTCGATGAATTCGAAAAGTCAACCCTACCGTGGAAATTTGCTCCGTTTCGGCAATGCATGTTTCCTAACGTTGTCACATACCAAGCATTGGGGCCAGGACTGTTCCAACTGTAACCCCAGTTCGCCCAAAATGCGGTATTTTCGCCATTGTAGCTTCCGCCTTCGCCGTTTCCCATGCCGACCGAGAATTGGTTGACACCAGAAATCCAGCGACCTCTTCCTTGAGCAAAACGACCAATTGTAAACCCTCCTATTTGACCCTGATAAGCTTCTAAGAAAGTCGAGCGATTCACAACTGATTCAATCTTAGTCGCAAAGATACGTTTAGAAGTTAGTTCTCCAATAAAGGCGTCGTTGGCAATAAGTTTTCGAATAAAGGCATGATCAAACTTTACCTTATCAGCTGTGACCGCTTCGGCAGCTAAAACAGCTGTCGTTACTGAACCTGATTCAAAATTAGCTGTCTTCAACTTATCAACCATGGCAGACTTGATGACTGCTCTGTCAATCAGGGTCTCGCCTGTTATATGGGTTAATTTCCCAACAAAGCGGTTATGTCCATTGGCTCCTAGATTGATACCCGAAATCAAATCACCTGCACTGTTGATGTTTTGAACCAACCAGGAGCCAGCTAGTTGAGTCATTTTTGTTTGCGTTGCTTCAAGCTTCTTATTCGCATCTGCGACTGCATCTTCTGGATGTGGTTGCCATGTTCTAGGTTTATAACCTTTGTACAAGTCAACTTCTGTAATATACAAATCAGCTGTTCCTGATGATGAGCCATTGTTCTCAAAACGAATGTAAGCATTATCCATTTCTCCGGAATTAAAAGTTACTGAGACATCTTCGCATCTAGAGGTAGATAGTTTCTTGCTGCTAACAACTTTCTTAAAGATTGTGAATCCATCGCTCTCGCCTGCTCTTCGTCCCAAAATATAAACATCATAGCTTGCTAGAGCACTGTTGTTAAATCCTCTAAAATTCAGTACATAGTCAGTATTTCGTTCAAGATTAAAACGGTGACTAGACAAAAAGTTTTTGTTTTTAGTTGCATTGCTTAAACGCATAAGGTCTTTCTGCCCGTTGTGATAAAAGCTATGCTTAACCAATCTTCCTAAATTTTGAGTTGAGACCCATTTATTCGTATCATTTTTAAAATCACTATTCTTAATGAGGTTAGGGCCGCTTACACTATATTTCCCAACCTCAACCTGAAACAGTTGATTGGTCATAGCCATGCGAGCAACCTTATCCGCAATTCCATTTTCAGTATTACCCAGAATCCGCTCATAGAGTTGACTACTCTCCCTCACACGCTGGAAGTCAGTAGTCTCTACCTTACCTGCCAGTTGATGGGATAGGTTCGCAATGTTCCTGGTCATATCCTGCTTATAAGTTGTTATTCGGCTTGAAATATCCCTAAATGTCCCGTCGGCAGATTGACGATAGCTAGCTATTTGGCTAGTTATTTCTCTATTCGCACTCGTTTTAACTCCTTCAATTCTCCGATGAATCCCCTCCACGTCTTCTTGATAGCTTGATTTCCCTACATAATCTCTGGATATCTGCTCACGAACTGCTCTTGCTTGTCTCGCGCTCTCCTCACGAGTATAGCGCTGTAAGCTTTCCTGTCTTTGACCATCTTGAGCAACATAGGCCTGAACAGCCGACAAATCCGTTCGCAATTCCTGCGCTGTTCGCTCAAAGCTAGCCTTAGCTTGTGTGATGAGACCATTGGTGTCTTCAAGCGCTGGACTCCAGTCTGTCGCTAGGGTACCTTTTTCAAGTTTAATCCTACGAATGAAAATAGGTCCTCCGTATCCTAAATCTGAATTGAATAGGGTCATCTGTAGCTTGGATTCAGAGGGCGCATCCTCTTTAAAAAATACCGGACCTGTAAGCCTAAATCGCTGCCACTCCCTAGTCGCAGTGAACTCTTTTCGTCCCTCTATACCAAAGCCATTCGCCCCACCATGCGACATATGGAAAGGAAAAGAACCATCAACTTCATCGAGTTTACAATCAAACGAGAGAGTCCAAGTTGTCCCAATATCGGACTTTGAAAGATAGGGATCTAGATTATCAAACACAAAACCAAAACGAGACTGTTGAATTTTCTCGGAATCACGATAATAGTTCCGACCACCAACTTGCATATTTGAAAATTCTTCTCGCAATTTTCCAGCTTCAGCCACAACTAAGGTCTTATCTGCCTTGTCCTTGGTTGCGTTCAGGATTTCCTGGCGGATAGAGCCAGCCTGCACCTCAAATTCAGCCGTACTAAGCTTCTGATTTAGTTGGCTCTGGGTATCTCTTTCTAACCTCCTCACAGACTGCCTAATATTCTCAGCAGTCACATTGAGGGAGCTGATATCCGCTTTGGTTCTGAGACCTTCAGTCAAACGCCTCACTCCAGCATCAAGCGCATCAGCGCGCTGATTAAAACGAGAGGTCATTGTTGAAATACGAGTAGAGCTCTCTTCTTGTATACGGTCTATCTGACTCGTCAGAGTCTCTGCTGTTTGCCTGACTTCTGATTTGTTAGCTTTCCCTTCCATTCTGTTCGTCAGTGCAGTTAGCCTGCCTTTAGTCGTCTCTTCATATCTTGCCTGAGAGCTTCTGACTCCAGCCAAGTCATTCTTTATCTGACCGAGAGCTTGAACTTGTTTGGAAATGTCAGTTTTAAGTTGCCTTTGCTTGGAGCTTATATCATTGGTAACTGTCTGCTTTAGAAGATTCAAATCACCCGACAAAGCCGTCTGAGCACTCCTAGTCTGCGACTTAAACGCTTCAAGTCTAGCAACAGAATCCAGCCCAATCCGCTTGGCTTCCTGAGCAAGAGAGCTACTTGCGCCAGCTTGTCTCAAAGCTTCCTCAGCCTTGCGCCTTGATTCTCGTAAAGGTTCATCATGAAAGCTATTGAAACGCTGATTGATAGTGTCAGACACTTCTTGCTTGACTTCTTCCGCCTTAGCCTTGGCAAGTTCGATGGCATCCGTGATAGCTTTCTCACGCTTAGTAAATTCAGCGTCAAAGGCTGCGTCTGCTGCTTCTATCTGCGCTTGGATTTTGGCTTCAATGCCATCTTGTTGCTTAATCTGCTTGGTAATCGTACCCTCGTAAGAATACTGCGTATCATTTCCAGCTTTACTATCTGCGCTGATACGACCTCTTAGACCACCTTTGAAAGTAAAGCTCTGACTTAAGACAGGAACTTTAAAGGTTTCTTTCTTGTTGGTCTGAATGGTTACCCACTGCCCAACCTCAAGCAGTAAATGCCCTTGGTAGTTGAGATTATACGGATAGTAAGTCAGGTTTTTCAGATTGTAATACAGGTCATTTAAAGCGCTCTGGGTCATGAAGACATTGTCTAGTTCCAAAGACCGACCTGTCTTCATACCAACCGTAAGAGGCTTCTTATCTGTCTTACAAGTAATACCAGCTATCTGATACTCAATCTCACTCTTGGTTAAACCATGTAGGAAGTAACTGTCTGCGTTTATCGTGATATTTGACTCAGTTAAATCACGGATTTCCATCTTCCCTTCTCGGTTGAAGAAACAAGACATCCCTATCATCTGAGTCATAGCGCTCAGCATATCCCTAAATGAAAGTTTCTTTCCTTCAGGAACTTGCTCGACATGGTAACGCATCGCGCTGATTCCGAAATAGTCATTCGCTAACTCAATGCCTGTTTTCAGGCAGATTTCCTGAATAACCTCTCGTACTTCAGCTGGGAAATGCAAATCTGTCACATACTCACGATTGAGCTTAAACATACCATCCATAAGTTCAAGTGTGGTTGTGTTGCGGTTTCGGTCAATCTCAATATCGTTGATGAAGTATTCCCCCATCTTGACCCACTGGTAGGTATCCCCAACCAGTAGACCAATCTCAGGGTGCAGGGTATCCAGCTTATTGAACGTGGTAATGATACTGGTAAAGGTAATTTTACCGCTACCAGCGCAGGTTCCACCAGGCTTATAAGTATCGCCCTTGATGTAGCCATACTCAAAACTAGCCTCTTTGATATCCCGTGAAGTATAATCACCAACACGAATAGCCAGCGTCCTTTCCTTGGCAAACATGGCTCTGTCAAATTGTCGTCTGGTTAAAGCATCCATTTTCTTACCTCTCTACCAGATTAAATTTAGCGCCAGACCAAGGTTTAAACTTCTCAGTAAAGCTATAGCTAGGAGCTGTCCTATCACCGACGTAGAAAGTCTTTGTGACTTGGCCATCCATGGGGTCTGGATAAGACACCTCAAAAAATTCAGATGATACAGCATGTAAAAGCTGACTTAATTCTCCCTGAGTCATCATACCCCATTCACAGTCTAGTTTGCGTTTGGTCGTGATACGGTCACGCACCATGTCGCCATTGGCATTACGCCCTGTCTCTCCATCGATATCTTGAATACCGACTTGAAAAGATTTGGGAGGCTTCACAGCCACCCCATTGATTGTCAATTGTGCCATTTAACCTCCTAAATCTTGAGCAAGGTTTGACCTGCTCGTTCATGTTCCTTGTTAATTTCTTGGATAGCTACCCGTCCGAACTCATGGCCTGCGATTTGGATAACGATGTCGCCAGCCGGTAATGAATAACCTGTAGGTACATTATTAGCAGGCATTCTTTCAGCCAGTTTTTGAGCCAAGATAGAAATCCATCCTGTATTCCGTTCAAGAGGCATTACCGCTTCTTGACCAGCTTCTCCGACCCCAATGATGCTAGGAGAGTTGAATACACCGCCTCGTGCATACCAATCTACAGAGAATGATGGAATTCTAGGAGGCATCAAGCTGAAGCTACCAGATATATTAAAGTGAGGGAGTTTGATTTTTGGTAAGCTCCAATCAAAGTTAAAGAAGCTTTTTAGTTTATCGATACCACTTTTAACGATGTTTTTAGCATTATCCATTGCATCATTAAACAGATTCTTGAACCAGTTGGGGATTTCTTTCAAGGCATCTTGCATATTTTTCCATCTATCACCAAACCAAGAACCGATTTTTTGGAAAGGATTCTGAGTTTTCTTTTTTGCACTCTCAAATTTCTCTCCAAACCATGTATCAGCTTCTTTTACTCCATCTTTGATATCATTCCAACGGTCACCGAACCAAGAGCCAACTTTTTCAAAAGCTGAGTTCACTTTACCCCTACCGGACTTGAATTTATCACCTAACCAAGTGTTTGCTTCGGCAAGCGCATCTTTAGATTCGTTCCAACGGTCACCAAACCAAGAGCCCAACTTGCTAAATGTATTGCTTATTGCATCCCAGCCTTGCTTGAATTTATCACCTAACCATTGACCTATTGGCTCAAAGATTTCTTGTAGCTTCGTCCATAGACCGCTGAAAAATTCGCCAATCGCTTGACAAATACCACTGATAAAATCACATAGTCCTTGCCATGCAGTTTTAGCAAACTCAACAACAGTGTCCCAGTTTTGATAGAGCAAAACACCAATAGCAATCAAAGCTGCGATTGCTGCAATAACTAAGGTTATTGGACTTGTCAAAACTGCTAACGCTGCATTAAAAGCCCATGTTGCAGCTGTAGCGACTCCTGCTGCCACAGAATGTGCAAATTCCGCCGCGGTTGCTAATCCCATTTTCGCTGTATGAGCAGTCCATGCTAGAGCTGATTTACCAAGTTCTAAAGCAGTTTTCCCTAGCTGTGCAATTGTTTTACCTGAATTGACAACAAAATCTTTTGCGTACAACGCATTCAAATAGATGGTTTCTCCGAAGCTGACCAATTTATCAAATGTCAAAGCTTTCAAAGCTAGTCCAAGATTTTTAATCCCTCCAACAATCAAAGAGACCTTACTGCCTAACAAGCCGAATGCTCCTGCAAGTCCCCCGGCCTGTTCAGCCCATGATAAGAAATTAATTGTTTGCCAAGCTGTTATCAAAGCCAAGATAGGTTCTTTGTTTTCTTTACACCAGTCAGAAAAAGCAGTAAAACCATCAGCAACTAGCTTGATTGTATCAGCTAGTAACTTCAATGCTTCTAGTATGATACCGCCTAATAAATCAGCGACGGTTTCAATACTTATGCCGAATGTGTTAGACAAGAACTCTGCAAAAGGCTTCCAACTTCCTTCCCAAAGTATTTGAATAATATCAATTAGTCCGTTAAAAGCATTAGCAATAGAGTCAATAGCAGGGGCTACATGTTCATCATAAACACGACTTAAGCCATCGCCAAACTTATCAACAACACTCTCAATAGTTTCAAATATCGGAGCTACAATGTCCAAAAGACTTTGAAGCATTGATGAAATTTTAGGAGCGCTTGTCACAACGACTTTTTCAAAACCTTTAAACAAACTTCCTGCTAGTTTGCTACCGACTTCAACAATGGTAGATGTCAAGCTTAATAGAGTTGACACAATAGCGCTACCGATACGAACCGCACCGGTTGAGGTAATGACGTCGTAGAAAGCACTAGAAAAGGCCTGAGCGATGTTTCCTACAGCCTCTGCAATGTTACCAATATTATCAAACAAAGCGACTAGCGTCCTGGTAATGCGTTCTTTTTGCCTTCCAAGACCATTTGCAATACTTTCGGCAAGGAAAACACCGATACCTAGACCGATAGTAGCTATTGAGCCTATCACTTGCCCTAAAGCATAAGCGATTTTCTCAGCCATTCGGTTAAAGGCATTCACAACTCTTGGATCAGTAGCGATTTCTCCCATTGTCTTAGCTATTTGGTCTAAGGCGGTCTTAATGCGTTCAATACCTTCTGGTCTAAATGCTGCATCAAAACCTTTCTTGAAGAGGTCAAACAACCCTTTGAGCTTATCTCCAAGTCCATCAAAAATGCTCTTGAACTGGTTGTCCATGTCGGTCAACTCGACTTCTGGCAAGATGTCTTTGAAAGGTCCGCCACCGCCTCCCTTTCCTTTACCACCTTTGCCACCGCCAGAACCGCCTGCATCATCGTCTTTTGGTTTTTGTAAGATGTTAATCTCATCAAATCCCAAAAGACCAAGCAATTCTTTAGCGGCCTTCTTAGCGTTTTTGGCCGAGTCTCCAAGGTTATCAGCAAGTCCTCCTGCTGAATCTCCAGCGTCGTCAACAGCGTCAGCAAGGTCTCCTGCTCCGCCTGCAGCGTCTTTCATGGCGTTACCCATGTCTCCAACTGCTCCACCAACACCATCTTTCACTGTTGCTTTCTTGTTGAACATCAAAGCGATAAACTCCGCAAGTTTAGCCGTCACGTTCTTCAATACCATGGCAAAAGAGTTCAAGACAGGCATAATGGCATTGATAATCGGTAACATAGAGTTACCAAGGTTCAATGCTGCGTCCTTCATCAGCGACTTAAACAGGCTGATACGACCATTTACAGAATTAGACAAGGTATTCCCATACTTAGCTGTAGCCTGCTCCAGGATAGCCATTAGGCGGATTTGTTGCTGGGTTTGGTAGTCTAATTGTTGCCAACTTTGCCCGTTTGCGAACTTCTTAAAGGCTTCAGTAGACTCAATCATAGCCACATTAACGTTGATTCCTAGGTCTTCTCAATAATGTTATCGCATGGCTTTTTATCCATACTTCTTACAATTTCTTGTAAGTTCGGCATATATTTTCACCTACAACCGAATTGTCTAGGTGCTCACCACTCGTGGGGATATTTTATTCTATACTTTTTGACAAAACAAAAAGCACAGGTTCAATCCCTATGCTCTACGGTGACCAAGCCTTTTTAATTGCTTAGTTTACCTCGGTATCGTCATGTTTTAATTACTTAAAATTTAGAGTTCTACCGATTTTGGTAAGTTCTTAATCCGCCTATTTCTAAGCGGTGCGACAAAAGTCTATCGCTTCCGTATTCCCTAGCAAACCTGAGCGAATCCGCTCCATAACGTCTGTAATCGTGCGCCCAGAACCTTCAGCAACAACTGCCGACGTCTGCAACATCTTAGCAGTATAAGCACTTAGCTTGTTGGTGTCTTTGATAAATCCAGAAAATAAGTTTGAGTAGACTGCACCATAGTTAGTAGCCTCGCCCACACCCATATTCATGGCATTAGCGTTATCGTTAACCCATTTTAAGAAAGATTGCGAACTCTCACCCATCTGGCGCTTAATTTGGTTCATAGCCGCTGATACTTCAAGAGCTGTCTGCGTTGAATACATCCCAACATCAAGCAATTTCTTACCAAGGATTGCAAAACCAGCGAACTTAGCTAGCTTACCAAACGCACTACCGATAGAATTCGACTGTTCACGAACTTTGGCAGTGGCATTCTTCACTTGGTCAGATGTTCCCTTGACCTGATTCTCGACTTCTTTCATCTTCTTCCTGAAAGGCGCTATCTCAGCGTCAATCATGACTTTCAATTCGTCAAGAGTTGCCATTCATTTCCTCCTTCCTTTTGCGATTGTGTCTTTCTGCAAAATCACGCATCCGTTCCTTATGCAACAAAAGCGCTTGTCTCTGTCGTTCCTGTTCTACTGCTTGTTGTTCTTCTACAAACAACTCAGGCGCATATTCCCAGAACTCAAAGACCTTGGCATCTTTGGATAACAATAAAGAAACGTGATTGGAAATCATCTGCGAAAGTCTGTACGAGTCAATAATCTTCTCTTTACGCTCTTGGATTTTGACACGGTTGTAGCTTTCAATCATTTCCCTGATTTCAAGCACCGTTAAATCCCAAAAATCAAGAGGCTTACCCCCGATGTCCAAAAACATAGGATAAAGCCTCTCAATAATCTGCGTTACCGTTAAGATTACTCGACTACTGTCATTTTCTTCTTGGAAGTTTTCTTGTCCTTGCTTCCTCGTGGAGTAAAACCCGACACTTCAAAGAGTGGCATTAAAACCTCTGTCATGAAGGTTGTTTGGTCTCCACCATTATCCACGTATTCATCGTATAGATCGTAGACATCCTCAAGAGAATACCCATTCTCATACTTTTGCAAAGCTCCATGAATCAAGAGCAATACAACTTTTAAAGGAGGCAAAGGAAACTCTTCGCCAGCTTCAGGCATGAAGATTTTCAGTAAGTTCATACCGATTTTTTCTTCAACTTTTGCTGCTTGATGAGATGAAAGTCGTAGTTTTAACTCTTTCTCATCGCTAATCTTCCAAATTGAGTAAGGTAACGCCATTTAATTAACCTCCAAGACCGTCTGTAAATTCCAATTCTGACTGCAATGCAATCTTAAGTGTGAACTCGATAACGGCATTGACACCGCCACCGCCCAGTTTAACAGATACTTGGCCTTCAAAATTGACCTTAGTACCGTCTGGATAAGCTTGTTCAAAGTAGAGTTTCTTCTTGTCGTCTGCTGCCTTACGCAATACACGGTAAGGAGCAGTTTCGCTTGAATTGTTATAAGAGAACTTGTACTCCAATTCCCCTGCATCACCAATACCAAATTCGTACTTCTTAACTTTATCTTCAAGAGTAGTGTTCTCTACTTTTTCAGGTTCGATACCAAACTCTGGTACTTCTTTCAATCCAACAAGCTTAGTATAGCTACCTTTGGTTTCGCTATAAGAAAGCGTAATTCCGTTTGCTAACATGTTTAATTCTCCATTCTAAATTGAAAAACAAGCTCTGAGTGTAAGTCAACAACCCCTTCAAAACGCATGACCTTATGTCTCAAATGGGACGGGTCTGGCACGTCTTGGCAGTCGGTTCTTCGTAAACCTAAAGACTCAAAAATCTGATTGATTTTAACAGCTAACTCACTAGTGCTTGTATCATCAAAGATATCCACCTTGTAGCGGATAGAGGATTTTTGTTCCTGGTCATCAAACCAATCACCCGGCTTGTTTTGTTCTTCCAAAAAAATAACGACTGGAAAAGTCTCCCAATCGCTAGGATACGTATCAGTCACATTATCTGCAACCTTTTGCAATTCTTTATAAATAACAGGCTTGATATTAATCATTTTATTTGTTCTCTTATCTTTCTACGGACATAATCCGAAATATTCTTAGACACACGCTCTTGATTGTCTCTCAAAGCTGGATAAAGATAAGGCTGAGCAGGTTGACCATACATCTTGTAGAACTCCCCAATCTTTTGAAAGTGGTAAGGCCCTACATTGATTTGGTCTTCATGCACATACCACGGACTAGAGCGATAAGTCACGCTGACTTCTGGAGAGATACCAGAATGGCTAGCCTGACCCTTGGGTCCTGTTCCAAACTCAACATAAGGAGCATAGTGTAGATTTGTGTAAACCTCACCTATAGCCTTATCTCCGTCCATTTTAACCCTAGTCTTGATACTGTTTCTAAGTTCTCCATTGTTTCCTGGTGCTAGTCTTTTAGCATCAGCTTGGACAACCTTTATAGCAGCATTGTGTACCGCACGTAAGACGATATCCTCGCCAGTTTTTTTACTAGCCAATCGTCTACATTTAGCTATGAGCCTATCTGCCCCTCGTAGCTCTGACACGCTCTAACTCCAAAACTTGATGATATGTGTAGACCTTTTTAGAGATAACCCTGTGAGTCACTTCCGTCGGGCTATCGATACACACACCATCTTTCACTTTGATAGTAGCTGACTTGTTGGCATTTGCGTTCAAAATATCATTGACACGCTCACCATACATCTCAGATTGTAGCTTACTGCTAGCTGGCCACAACTCAAGGCGGACTGTCTCAGCTTCCTTGGCATATCCTTCTTTTACGACGCCTTCCTCTGTGACAGTCTTTTCAAACCGTCGCATTGGATAAGGTTTCAGTCTACTCTGCTTCAAAAACATGACCTGCCACCCTTGCTAATCTGTGCATGCGTATACGCTGTAAAAGACCCGTAGACAGGCCGTTTTCTCCGTAGACTACTGCTATACCACCCTCGGTTCTGGAATGCTCTCCTTCCGCTCCTGAGCGGTTGTGGAGTTCGATAGCAACCTCAGGTATTAAGCGACTTAAAGCAGGTGTCAAAGATGTGCGATTCGTCTCTGACAAGATAAGATTTGTAGCCCTCGTTTGGAGCAACATGAGAAGCTGAGTATCTTCTTCGCCTGTCATTTTCTTCAGCAACTCTATAGACATATCAATCCTCTTCTAAAAACTCAGGCTCAGGGAGAATTTCCTCAAGAACGTCTGAGATAGCGACACCATTGCTGGCGAAATTATCTGCCAGCTCGGCATAGCGCTCCTCAGTAATCTCAAGTTCCTCTCCTGCCAGTCGTTTCACATTTAATTCCCAGTCATAGAAATCTTGTTTGATTTTAAATTTCACTTTTTAAATCCTCCAACACCTCTACAATTTCAGCTTTTGATAACTTATAGGCACCAGTTATGCCAGCTTCTTTAGCTAGATTCTTCAACTCTTCTAAAGTCTTATTTTCTAAATCAGAATACTGGCCAGCTTGCTCCTCTTGGATATAATGACGTCGTAGCAATAAGCTCATATCATCACCTCTTACTCACCGAATTTTACAACTCGTGTAGGGTCGTATAGGTAAACACCATAGTGTTTGTCACCAGTGATAACCGTTGTCTTTTTAAGGATGTCACGGTCTGTTTCGATAGCCACATCACGTTTTAGCATGATAACAAACGCACCATATTTATTGGCATCATCTGTCTGAGTCTGGCTAGGAGACACTTTGACAAGGAAACCTTTACCTTCTTCAACTTTTTTAGAGCGGACGATTTGCACACCAGCAACTTCACCAAAGGTCCCAGAAACAACCATATTTGCTCCAAGCTCTGAACCTTTAGTCCATTCTTTTGCTACGTCAGTTTTTAGCTTAGTAGCATCTTTAGGGTTGATGATAGCAACATACTGTGCATCTTCTTCATCCTCAAAAATATCAAGAGCCTTATCAATTGCCTCAAGAGTTGTTGGAGTTTCTGCAACGTGCTGTGTTGCAGTCTTAGCCACCGCTACCAAATCATCATCAATCTTGTTAGCAATAGCCAAACCAAGCTGGTAAGTGGCTTGACCTAGTGGGTCACCAAGACCTGACAAAAGAGCTTCATCGGTAATTTCATAACCTTTAGCAGCCTTTTTGATGGTCATAGTAGTCTTTTTAGTAGTCAATTTGTCTGGAGAAATAGCTTGACCTTCTCCAACCTCAGTCGCATCTCCTGCGTACTCCCATGCTGGAACTGTTAGAGTGTTCCCTGGTTGTCCTTGGAGTGCTGTTTCCACATAAGCAAGTGGAGTAAATTTAATCAATTTAGGTAGTTTAGCGGAAACCATGTCCGCCATCACTTCTGGGTTAACCATAGTGGCTAGTTTAGTTTGTCCTGCTGTCATTTATTTTAACCTTTCAATTTCTTATAGAGTTCTGGGTTCTTTTGATAGAGTTCATTTCGACTCTGATAACCCATGCGAGCAAATTCTTCTTTTGTGATACCGTCACTATCGACTGGTGCTTGCTTCATTGGAGCTCCGCCTTTTAGCTTTTCTTGTACGCCTTTTTGCACGGCTTGTTCCCATGATTTCTGTAATACAGCGACAGACTGCGATACCGTCTCTGCGCTTGTCAAATCAACTACATTCACTAACTCAACAGGTAAGTCACGTTCACTTAGCATTGCTTTAGCCTCTGCGGTCAATTCCTTACGAGCAATAGCCTTTTCACGGTCAGCTAGTTCTTGCTCACGCTGATCCAACTGATATTTCTGTTTTTCATCAGCGTTCATCTTAGCAAGCTTCTTAGCTTCGTTTTCCTTGGCTTCTTGCTCTGACTTCCACTTGGCAAACTTCTTATCGATGATAGCATCGACATCTGCGTCCGTGTACTTCTTCTCGTCTTGCGGTTGTTGTGCAGGTTCTGCAGGTACCTTTTGTTCTTCAACCGTTTCGACTGTTTGTGTTTCTTCGTTCATTGCGAACCTCCTATTTTTAAAGTCGTCCCCGACTGTAATTTCCATAGCTTTTAGTGTCTTCAATGCTTGGACAATATTAAAACCGTACGGGATTCCATACGGTTAGAGCATGAGAAAACCGCCTCGATTTCGATGCGGTTTATAGTGGTTTATTGCAACAAAAAAGCGCCTAGATTACTATCTAAGCGCAAGATAGGCAGGACTGTCGGGGCTCCTGCATTTCTCGACCCACTATAAGTGGCGCGTTGGTGACAGATTCTCAACCTCTATCTTTACCAAAAGTATAGCACTATTTTTCCTTTTTGTAAAGCGTCAACATATTTTTTCCATTCTTTTTAACTTGACGAATCCCCACCTTGTTAAAGTGAATGACTAGCATTTCATCTCGTGGCACCATCACCGCTTCCATAATGACCTTATCTTTGTTAGGTATTTTTACATATGAAATAATTGATTTTTCAACCCTCTCTGAATTATCTAGAATCAAATAAGGTTTTTGAACTGCCTCTTTTATTAACATAAACTCATCTAAGGAATACTGTTGTCCATGTCTCACTAATGAAGTAGCTAAACTGCTAACATCTATATAAGCAGAACTTACTCCTATCAATTTGGTTATATCACTCGAAAAATTACCTAATTCATATTCAGATTTTAGTAAGCCTACGAGTTGTTCTTTCGATAATCCACCCTTCCCAATTTCATCCCATGCGTTACTAACATCAGAAAACAATTTTTGGGTATTATATCTTGAAACGGTTTGGTCACTTTTCTTGTAATCTTGTATTTCATTTTTTACATCTTTCGCAACATACTTGCTATACCACTCTTTATAAGTCATATCAGCAGGTACTAGCTCGGTCTTACCTGTCTCTGGATTCCTTGCTCTGCGCTTCAACTTGCTGTAGTCTGCGTCCTCGTCGTATGCGACAGTAGTAGACCTACACCAAGGGTGCATAGGCGGACAATTGACACCAGGGACAGCCTTATCCCTATCATAGACCTGATTGTCATGCTCCTGACAAATGCGTGATGTACGCTTGTCTAAGACGGCCACAAAGATATACTTTTCTATGTCTGCTTCTTCATAGCTGAGTAGTTCCATTTGGTTGTGAAAAAAGGCTGATTCTGTCCGAACCAAACGTCTTGCATCATTCTGACCTACATTGAACCTCTCAGCAATTGCTTGTGCCGTTTCTCGTGTTCCTCTTCCTGTCATGAGGCTCATGAGTAGTTCATCTTTTATGCTAGAAGTAAGCTTCCCCGTATTCTTCCAGATGTTTGTTGAGTAGGTACTTCCATCTCCTACCCAACTAAAAGACTGTAGATGTTTAATCTCGCTCTCAGGAAGCCCAGAAAAGCCGTATGCTAGTCCTGTCTGCTGCTGCAGGTCAAAGGTAGCCTTGTAGTAACTATCCTTCATCAAGTCGCTATAAAAGGCGTCTGAGCCTGTCTTCTCTGAATGATAGATAGATTCACGCATACGATCTAAATCATCACTCAAACGCTCTAGGCGCTTCATACGAAAAGAATAAGCTGGGCTGTCTAAGTCAGCTAGTAATCTTTGGATGTTCGGGTCATTCGGTCTTGCTTCAAGTACTTTACGAAGTTCATTCAGATTTTTCTTGTCTTTCATGTTCTTCAAGACTTGTCTAGCATCTACCTGACTTAGACCATAATCACGTTGGAACTTATCAAAAATCTTATTGACTTCCTTATCCAAGTAAGTCTTGGCTTCCTGATAGACCTTATCGAACTGGTCTGCCTGCTTTTCGGCCTTGTCCATCTGCTGGTAAATCAGATTGGCTTTCCTCTTCGCCCAATACTCCTGATTCTTCATCCTCTACCTCGTCTTCGGGTTTCGTGTTGTCTTTGTTGAACATCGGCATGTCTTCCATGTTCTTTTTTTTTTCTTCTTCCAAGGCTTCCAGTTCAGCGTCAGGGTCTTCCACAAACGGCAAGAGAGAAATAAGCTGCCTATTGGTCACTTTACCTTCCAAATTGTTCACAATCTGAGAGATTTCCAGCAAGTTTTTAGGCAAACCACGGCTGAATTGTGGAACGATTGAATGAGACTCTAGTGCAATCTGTTTCATACCCAAGTAATGAGCAAAAATCGCAATACGCTGTCTTAATCCACGCTTGTAGTTCGCTTCCTTGGTCTTGGTAATCATCTCAAGGCCCATTAGCTTGAATTCCATAGCTCAATTTTGTTACCGTAGAGGCTCTTTATCCTCTACTTCTTACGGTTTCCCGTAAGTTCAGACTATCTCTTCACCCTTATCAGGGTGTCGGATTTCGTGGATATTTCTGCATATAAAAAAAACGATACTATGTACCGTTTCTCACTTAGCTTACTCTATCTAGTCGTTAAACCTTACTGATATTTCTACCAGCAGTGGTAATTGATTAGCTTCAGTAATATGTCACAAATCTCCCTTTTTCATCTCGAACAATTGTCTTACCAGACATGTCCACACCTTTTGAAAATTGTCTTAAATCGTATTTTTTATAATTCAATAAGATATCATCTATTGTTTCATCATTAACGATTATATCATCTCGTTTTATGGAACGATAATATCTGTAGACAAGAGTTGAAAAAGAAATGTTGTTTTCTTCAGATAATTTTTTTAGATAGTCTCTCAAGATATATCCCTTATACTTAACGTTATCAGAACGATTACGTTTATTTGTATGTTCAGGAACCCACCTACAATTACTTGGTGAGTAGTCTTTGTCATTATCTATCCTATCTAATTGCAAACCAAATTCTACTCCGTTTTGCATTGCCCAACTTCTGAACTTAGCTACATCACTAAATTCATCAGAAACACCTATTCCACGTTTCCCATACCATTTATAAGCCCAATGTTTTTCATCATAACACCTTGCTAACATAGAGTAATAAACTTGATTTAGATGTTTGTGCATTTTATCTTTTATCATTCATCTTCTCCTAGATTATTATACTCTTATTATACCATAACAGAATATAAATATCTAGGTTATTACTGTTTTGCGCCTTCCAATTTTAACCCGATTTATTACCTCAAAGTTACCTTTGAGGAGGGCAACTATTTCACCCCCGAAGTATTCCCTGCGAAATTCTCATCAGTCAAATTAGGCACATGGCTAAATGTGTAGATGTCCTCTTTAAGAGCTGTACGCAAGATTTCAGTAGCACTTTCGTCCAGCGTATTCTTCAAGAACTCAGCCCTTGCACTATCGCCCGGCAATTCCAAAAGACCTTCTTCAGAAAGAATCTTCATTGCTACCTTAGCGTCTTCTGGAGTGTCTGCTAACTGCGTGCCATACAAGACAAGTATAGACTCTACAGCCTGTTCCTTATCATTGACACGATTCCCCATCAAGGAATTATAAGCGTCTATCAAGCTAATTTGTTGCTCATAGTCACCAATTGCAAAGTGATTGTTGCGATATTCGATAATTGGGATTTGCCCAAGGTTGTGAGGGGTTACCTGCTCATTCTGAGTTGTTCCTGAATCTGTACTTCTCAGCACCATGTGATAGTGCAGATTTTCGGTAAAAACCTCAGCCTGGTACTTGGTAGTGTCTTTCGTATCGTCTTTTACTTCATAGTAATAGACCGCAAACAAAGGCTTCCGCTCAATACTATCATCGTAGACCATGAAAGTATTCTCCGGATCAATACTAGTTGAATCCAACTCAGCCATACCCTCTTTAGCATAGATGTACTCGTAAGCACGACCATAGATAGCCATGTTCAAAGCATTCTGAGCATCTACTTGGTCAATTTCAGCACCATCAAAGGCTGTAAGTAGTTCATCGATATCACCGTCAGCAGTATTGTTATACTTGATAGGATTGCCCATAAAATAGCCCGTAGCCGTGTCTGCGATATCCTTGGCATGATTGGCTACCGTCTTGTAATTAGGTGCGTTCACGTTGCATCTCGTGTGTTCTAAGATAGCATGCTCACCCAAATAGTAGCTTTTAAGCTTCTTCAAATGTGAGCTTTCAGTGTTATGCATCGTTATCAATTTGTAAATCAGGTCTTTCTTCAAAGAACCCTCATCATATCCATCCCGTGGATAGGTTAAATATTGGTACATGTCTTTCCTCTCTATAGACCATAATCAGAACGTCTGCGGACGGTTGCTTTTGGTTGCGAATGTTGCGAGTAAATCGCATAACGCACCGCATCTAGTACGTCGTCATTCTCTTTCACTGGTTCGCCTGTCTTTTCGTTCCAGATGTATTGGTAGACTTCATCTTTGAACTTGCTGACCTTGTTTGATACAACAAAAAAACGCCCAGCTTTCATCAGCTTGGCTACTTCTTCAATACCAGACAATACCGCTTTATTAGCGTTGAATGTTCTTAATTGCTCTCTTTGAAATCTAGCAACGTGTTCAGGTCGTGCACTGTCTGCCCAGAACGTAATATTCCCGTATCGTTCCTTGATATTCTTAGCGAGGTCTACCCAAAAATCTATCTCTTTGTACTGATGAGCGTGTTCCTCTAACAGATAAGCTGAACCGCCAGATGTTTCTCCAATGACAACAATAGAGCCAAAGTGTTCATATCCCCAGTCAACACCAGCATAGACTTTAGTGATATCTTCTGGTACGTTATCTACAACCATATTCTCGCTAAAATCACGATAGACGACGCCCTCACCAGTCACCCACAGACCAAGAATATCTCGGTCATAAAATACACCAGCTGGTGTCGCATTCTTGATATTCTCTCGGTATCTGTCAGACATGAATGTATTATCATCTAACTTAAAATGAAAGTCGATGATCATATCGTCTCCAGAGTTGATATAATCCCGTCTGAGCCAGTGTGTCGGGATGTCTGGGTTGCTATCCCAAACAATCCTAGCACCCTCTCCTGAGCAACGTGAGATGATTTCCTTGAATACTTGTTCGTTAGCAAGAGATGCCTCGTTTACATAAGCTCCAAAAGCAGTAAAACCACGGGCGCGTTTTAAACCAGATATAGAACCGGTGTAGACTTGAACTACCTTGACACCGCAAAGGGTAAAAGCTCCGTGCTTATCGTATTTAGGTTCAATATCAAACATGTTATACAGCTCCTGAATGATATTGTTTTGTATCGATGTTGAAGATGTTCCAGCTAAGATATACATCGGCTCATCTATGTTTAATCTATCCGCTGTTTCTCTCACTCGTGCAATCTCATTCATGAAGACCATGTTGTTTAGAACAGTTTTACCTGAACGTTTTGCACCATGGAGACCACAGATAAAAAAATCATCATTCAATACTCGTGTAAGCACTTCTTCTTGTCGCTTTGTAAATTTATTTGTCATCAAAAGCACCTCTCAAAGCCTTGGCGAAGTCTATCAATTTATCGTCTTGTTCATTATCCACACCGATTTGTGATTTAAGTTTTTCGATTTCAAGTTCTAGTTTCTCAGCTTGTTTAGCAGTCGGATAACGCTTCAATATTTCAGCTATCGCTTTAATAACTGTGTTATTATCTGCCTTTTTCGTAACTCTATCCACCTCACCAGTGACAGGGTTCATCATCAAAACTTCCTCAAGTCGCTGGCCTCTTGCGATGTCTGAGAGAATTGAAAGAGCCTCTTTAGCACTCAAAATATTTTCATCATGCATTTTTTCAGTTTCGGTTTGTATAAACGTTTTAATGCTTGCATTTTCTAGCAATTTACTAGCAGTTGTTTTAGCATACGCTTCACTATAACCAGCGAATATTGCGGATTGATAGACATTACCAGTCCTCAAATACTCGCTTGCAAACATCTTTTGTCTTTGGTTTAACCCAATGTCCATCACCACCTTTCAAACAATCAAAAAAAGCCACACGATGTGCGACCTTTTCAAGACCTCTCACAGGCTTTGCAGGAATCGAACCCGCGATAACAGTTTTGGAGACTGTTGTGTTACCGCTACACTAAAAGCCTTTTTTTAAATGCAAGACGACTACTACCTTGCGTGTGTATTAAATTTTGACTTCTTTTTTATTTTTTGTAGTCTTTACAACCTCTGAGGGAATCAAACCCTCTAGCTTATAACTTACCTAGGATATAAGTAGCTACGCAACCATGCGAGGTTCGGTCGCTTCTGCAACCATTTTTAAGTTAATGAGTGATATATGAATGCTAAGCCTACTGCCTACCCCATTCTGGGACACAAACACTCAAATGACAGCAGCTGGAATCGAACCAACTGGTCTAGCAGTAAAACGCACGTTTGGTAAAAGTTTCAAGGAGACCCAAACAACCTGCTAACCTGTCCTTACTGTCTAAGAGACCGAAGCCTCGGAAAAATATAATAAAGTATAAAGGAGACGTCAATTGACCTATCACTTGACAATACTATTTTACCATGTAAAATAAGCCATTTCCTAGCAATTTACTTGCAAATATCTCCCAAAAATTTACGAAAGACAATCAGCTTACCTTTTCGATAGGCTTCCGCAAATTCCAAAGCACCTCTACTAAGCATGCGATAGAACTCACTTTCAGAATAGCCTAAGTCCATATAGATAGCCTTGTCTGATAATTGGATTTTCATATCCATGTACTTCTTTGCTATAACCTGCCGAACGTATGGATCCATAATGCAGTTCACAGCTCTCTCAATTTCCAAAACCTCTGCCTCTGCATCCACATGTTCGATAACCATATTCTCAGTGGCTGTGTTCTTACCAGTAAACGTCTTTGGTTCAAATGAGTAGGTCGTTGTAATTTTAGGCAAATACTCAGCGCCTGCCATTCGGACATACGAGCGATAATTCTCTAGAACGTCATATACATTTTTTTTGGTAAATTGCACGTCAACGCTTTTTAATAACCTCACAACATCGCTCCTTTATGATATAATATTTTTAGCGAACATATCACAAAGGAGTCAGCTGTGCTGGCTTTTTTCTTGCTTTGTTCCGTTTTTATATGTATACTGTATGTATACAAAATAAAGGAGAAACAAATGAATACTGTTAAAACTCGTAAGGTTGGGAACTCTGTCACTGTGACCATTCCGAAAACACTCAATGTTCCAGAAGGTCAGGAAATGTTTGTCTACAAGGGTGTAGATAATGTCATTGTCCTTGCTCCAAAAATTCCAGACCCATTTAGCGGCGATGCAGACCTACGCATGGAAGATGACTTTGAAGGGGTAAAATTCCTTGACAGCGAAATATGATTACATTCCAGAAAAACAGGACATCATCTGGATTGACTTCGACCCGTCTGTTGGACGTGAGATTCAGAAACGCCGTCCTGCTATTGTCGTCTCGCGTAGAGAATATTCGGAGCGGACTGGATTTGTGGCTGTATGCCCTATCACACACGGTCAAAGCAGACTAGAAGAACAAGACCTGCTCGTTCCTGTGCGTTCCAATAAGGTAGATGGCTCTGTCAATCCACTCCAACTCTATACTTTTGACTTTAGAGAGCGCAAAGCTCAAAAAATCACAACCATGGATACAACCAGTTTTCAGAAGGTTGTCCAACTCTACAACTTCATCTTTGAAGCCTAGTCCTTATGGATTGGGCTTTTTTAGTTCTTCTCTAATTCCTCAATCAACCAATCAAGGTTCTTACGTGCTTTCTTCAGGTCTTCCAGACCGTTTTTCTTTTGAAACCGTAGCATATACTTGATTGCGTTGCCCCAAAAGAAAGCAGACGCTCCGGAAAGGCTCCCAACGAAGTTATGCACAACATCGATAGCCTCAAGACCGTTTGCGCCTTGGTAGTGGCTTTGTTTTTTTTTTTTTTCTATTATTTTTTGGGTTGGACG